GCGGGGGCAGAATCGGCGCCAGCGGCCACGGAATGCCCGCCGGTGCGTGTCGATCTCTCCCTGATCCGCGAAGGCGACCAGCGCCGCGTAATCGCCTCGTCGCCCGATGGCGATGTGGTGGCCGGGCTGGATGTACCCCTTGAGGCCGGCACTATTCCGATCAGCCACCCATGGTCGGCAGGCTTGAGCTACGGCACCGACCGCACGCCGGGCGTGTATGTCGAGCGTGATCTGGGGCGCATCCGCGTGGGTGCTGAAGCCATCCGGCAGGAAGCCGGCACGGTACAGGGGCGCGTACGCCTGGGGTGGAACTGGTAATGAACAAGATCGCCAGCCTGCGCGAGGCGCTGCTCGCCTCCAATCCCCACCTCCGGCAACGGCCCGACAGCCTCTTCACCTTCATCGAATCCGGCACCATTGCCGCCACCATGGGAACGGGCAACGGCTGGCGCTACCACTATTCGCTCTCGCTGCTGCTCACCGACTACGCCGGCCACCCCGATAGCGTCTTCGCGCCCCTGATCGCCTGGGTGCGCGACAACCAGCCGGATATCCTGCTCGATCAGTCCGGCAAGCAGCAGATCGGCTTCGAGGTCGAAGTCCTCAGCGACGCCACTTACGATATCGCCATCAAGCTGCCGCTCTCCGAATCCGTGGTACTCACTCAGGGCACGGATGGCAAGATCACCGCCACGCACAAGGCAGAACCACCCGCGCTCGATGCCGTCTCCGCCGACGCCCCAACAGTCTGGCAGGTGATTGCCGGCGGAGAAGATGTCGATGCCTGACACCATCGAGGCCCGCCTCTCTGCGCTGCTCGCCACGCTGGAACCCTCCGAGCGTCGCGCACTGACAAAGGACATCGCCCGCCGCCTGCGCGAATCCCAGGCCAAGCGCATCGCCGCGCAGCAGAATCCGGATGGCTCGGCCTATGAGCCTCGTAAACCCAGGCTGCGCAAGAAAACAGAGAAAGGCACGCTGCGCAAAACCATGTTTGCCAAGATGCGAACCGCGAAATATCTGAAGATGGAGCCGACCGCTAACGCTGCCGTGCTCACCTTCGTCAATCAGGTGCAACGCATGGCCCGCGTGCATCAACTGGGTTTACGTGATCGTGTTGAACACATTGCCAACGCGCCGACCGTCAAGTACCCAGTGCGCGAGCTACTGGGCTTCACTGACCCGGAAATCGAAATGGTGGAGCGGATGGTGACGGATCACTTGGCACAGGGATGATCTCACCCTCTCAGAAACAGCAAAGATCGTTTTGCCCACCATGCCTCGTGCATACACGGACCGAAAAGAAAATCGGCTACGGCACGTGTCCTACGGTCGAAGAGGCAGTAATACGTTGCTTCTGTACGGTGTAAGATGCCATTTGAGTCAAAAACCCAGGCCATCAGTTCACTCCAATTTTTAAGAATCCGTTGAAATGAATAAAAAAACAATTCTTCTTTCGGTGTTATTGGCGCTACTAATCGGAGGTTGTAGTGCGCCGATCAAGGATAGACCTATTGCTGATAATATTTGTATTCATCTATCCAATATCAATCAAAGAGAGTCAGCATTTGTTTTTCGTAAAGCCAGCGAGTATTTACGAAGTCATGGCGGATTTTCTTTGTCCCGAGATTCCTGTGATATAAAAATATCGTTTGAGTCTTTTGGATCAACTTCAGGCGAACTAAGTCAATATAATGGGCTGTGGGTCGGGCGCACCTCTCAAAACAGCATAGAAGGTGTTGTGAATATTAGAACCGGCGCAAACGAACCGATTTCAATATTTGAAGAAGATAATATTGAGATAAAAGAAGAAACAAGAATGGACATGTTAGAGGCTCTTGCCGAGAAATTAGTCAAGCCAATAACCAAACACTACAAAACAACTCATCAACAATAAAATTCATTACATTCAATGAAATATTTAACAATCATTTTTTGTCTTTTTTTATCGCCAGTAGTTCATGCCGATATTTATAAATGTCAGAGCGACTCCGGCCAAGTTACCTACACCCGTACGAAACCGGCCCCTCTTTCAAGGGACGCCGTTGAGTGCGAAAAGCTTACTAGGGATAACCCCGCCTCTTCCAAAAACAGCGAGATCGACAGCATTTTAAAGTTTCAGAAAAATTTGAAGATTGGAGATTACACATCAAACGGCCTTGTCATAGATGTAAAACCCCCGATTGCAAAAGTACAAATTGGGGATTCTGAAAGATGGTACAGAATTGACACATTGAAGCCCCGTGCGGAATAGAATTCTCTTCGAAAAATGTAGTTCGTTTATTATGTTGTTAAATAGTCGCACAACATTCAGTTAAAAGAATGCTTAGTTAGAAGTGGCATCCTTAATGCATGGATGCCACTTCTCTCCTTGCCGACCTTTCCCGCCGCCTAGAAAGCCTGATCCGCCTCGGTACCGTTGCCGAGGTGGATCTCACCGGACCACGCGTGCGCGTGGATACCGGCGGCCTCACCACCCACTGGCTGCCGTGGCTGGAGCTGCGCGCCGGCACCACGCGCACCTGGAACCCGCCCACCGTGGGCGAACAGGTCGTGCTGCTGTGCCCGTCTGGCGAGCCCTCCACCGGCATCGTGCTGGGGGCGCTCAACTCTGACGACATTCCCGCGCCGGATTCGTCGGCAGACACACACGTCACGCTCTACCCAGACGGCGCACGCATCCGCTACAACCACGCCAGCGGCGCACTGGAAGCCACCGGCATCAAGACTGCCCTGGTGCAGGCATCGCAGAAGGTAACGGTGGATGTGCCGGAAACCGAGATCACCGGGAATGTCACCATCGACGGCGATCTGCTCGTCAAGGGCACGGGCACCATCACCAAGCTGCTGACCTATCTGGCCGGGCTTTCCGGCAATGGCGCTGGCGCGGGTGGTGGCACGGTGATCCGTGGCCCGATCACGCAGACCGAGGGCGGCATCAACACCAGCGGCGCGATCACTGCCGGTGGCGATGTGAAGGCCGGATCAATCAGCCTGCAGGGCCACACCCACGAAGAACACGGCCAGGGCGGTGGCATCACAGGGGCGCCGCTATGAGCATCGCTGCCCTTGGCATGGACCCGGATACCGGCCTCACGCTCACCGGCCTCGATCACATCCGCATGAGCATCCGGCGGATTCTCACCACGCCGATTGGCTCCTGCGTAGAACGTAGAGAGTTCGGCAGCCTGCTGCCCGATCTGGTGGATCAGCCTTTGAACGACGTGGGCATCCTGCAGGCCGTGGCCGCGTGCGCCCAGGCCATCCTGCGCTGGGAAACACGTATTGCCCTTAAAACCCTGAAGCTCAACCAGGACGCCGCAGCGCCCACCACGCTCACCATCGAGATGGAAGCCACTGTGGTGGATTCAGGCACCGATATCACCCTTCAAATCCCGCTATCCCTGGGGGGCACCGCATGAGCATCGATCTCACCGCACTGGATGTGCCAGACGTTATCGAAACGCTGGACTATGAAACCTTACTTGAGGAGCGCAAGGCCGCCCTGGTGGCGCTCTATCCCACGGATCAACAGGCCACCATTGCCGCCACGCTGGAACTCGAATCCGAACCCATCGTGCGCATCCTGCAGGAATCCTGCTATCGCGAAATCATCCTGCGCGCCCGCTACAACGACGAAGCCCGTGCCCTGATGCTGGCTTACGCCACTGACGCCGATCTGGATCACATCGGCGCAACCTACTATCAGGAAGCGCGCCTGCTGGTGACACCCGCCGATACCACTGCCGTGCCGCCGGTGGCTGCCGTGTATGAGACCGACGACGACTTTCGCCAGCGCTTGGCCGACAAGGTGGAAAGCTATTCCGTGGCCGGGCCGACTGCTGCGTATGAGTGGCTGGCCAAGAGTGCATCAGGCAAGGTGGCCGATGCGAAGTGCGACAGCCCGCAGCCGGGCACCAGCCGCGTGGCGATCCTCTCCACCGAAGGCGATGGCACACCGGATGCGGATCTGCTCGCCACCGTGCAGGCCGCGCTCAGTGGCGATACCGTGCGCCCGCTCTGCGAGGAAGTCCTCGTGGTGCCCGCCCAGGTGCAGCATTACAGCATCGATGTCACCCTATACCCCGAAGCCGGCGAATCGGTGAGCCAAAGCGCAGCGGAAACCGCGCTGGCCGCGTACGCCACCGCGCGCCACAAGCTCAAAAAAAGCATTGCCCTCTCTGGCCTGATCGCCGCGGCGAATGCCTCGGGCGTGCAGAAGATCGTGATCAATTCCCCGGCTGCCGACATTGCCTGCAGTGTGCAGCAATCCACCTACTGCACCGGCATCACGGTTACCGTGGCGGAGGTAAGCGCATGAGTACGCCAAGCCTCCTGCCACCGAATGCCACCGTGCTGGAACGGCGCATTGCTGCCTCGGGCTTTGTCACACCATCGGGCCGCGTGCCCACGCTGTGGAATGCCGACACCTGCCCGGCAGCACTGCTGCCCTGGCTCGCCTGGGCGGAATCCGTGGATGAATGGGACGATACC